GGTGTGCCACATAAACAACAGAGATCATAAAGAATGTGATATTTTCTTTAAGTCTAAATTTACTCACTGTCGTTATAAATCAGCTTGCTCAGCTCTTAAAAGTGATCAGGTAAATGTCGGGGAAAGAAGATTTCATTTATAATTTTAAGAGACATAATGCATAATACTTGACAAAATATATAATAGGTGATTCGTGGATAAGTTAATTGAATACTTGAAAAATTTAATAAGTTCGCAGTACTCAGGTGGTATTGTGATATATTTCAACAAAGGGGGAATTCGGGGAATCAAGAAAGTTAAAGAAGAAAATGTGAATCTTTAAAACACGGATTTCTTTTAACCCTGTAATTTTACAGACTTGTTAAAGCCCGTATCTCGAAAGAGGTACGGGCTTTTTTTATGCGAAAAAACTATGAAAGAATTTGAAGCGGAAAAATATGATAAGATTCTCGGCAGGGATTATGTTCAGGGGTATTTGTTCAGTGAAAAAGACAACATCATTGCTCCCCGGAAAGCCACTGCGGCAGAGAAGGAATTACGGATTAAAACAATCCGGCGTCTGCTCATTGCAGGCGTTAACAGATCAACAATCATTGAATACTGTGAGCTGCGGTTCTGCATCTCACCAAAGACTGTTTATAAATACTTTGATGTTATAAATGATGAACTCCGGGAGGAGAGCTCCAAAGACAAAGAGTTTAATTACGGAATGGCAGTGGCCAGAATGGAAAAGGCTCTGCTGGACTGTGAAACCTCAAAAGATATGACTAACCGGGTAAGGATTCTTGCAGACCTGAGTAAGCTGCAAGGACTTATCACTCATAAGATCAAGGGAGATGAAGAGGACGGTGCTCTCAGGATTGAATTTGTAAACAGGTCTAAAGATGAAATCAACAATGGTGAAACGGAGTAAAGGTGAAGCATGAAAAAGCTATATATTATTCTTCTGGCGGTGGTGATAATGGCAACGGTCCAGTTTACACTGATTGATCCGCACCAGACAGCATTTGTCAACAGTGACGCAAGGTATCTGCTGAACTCCGGAGGTGTGGGGAGCGGTAAGACTTATTCTGTTGTTCTCCGTGCCCTTAAGCTCTGCCTGGAGTATCCCGGCATAAAGGGATTACTGGGAGCGCAGACTATGCCTCTTCTCCGTGATACTACAATGTCAGAGTTTGAGCATATTGTACCCTCTCAGCTGATACGATCACATAATAAGTCAACAAACACTTACACATTTAAAAACGGTTCATCTGTACTCTTCAGGCCGTTTGATGATGCTAATAAATTCAAGTCTCTCAATCTCGGTTTTATCGGAATTGAAGAGATGACCGATGTTAAACACGATATATTTAAAATGCTCCGTACCAGGCTAAGACAAAAGGGTGTGCAGCATTCTCTATTCGGTGCTACAAATCCCGGTGCGTTTACCAACTGGGTGTACAAAGAATTTTACGAGAATCCTATTCCGGGCAGTAAGGTTATTAACTCAATAAGCCGTGATAATCCTTTTCTCCCCGCGTCTTATCTTGATGACCTTGAAACCTTAAGAATTACCAACCCTGAGTATTATGCGCGGATGGTTGAGGGTATCTGGGGAGCTCTTGAAGGTGTTATTTATCAGCTTGCAATGGCTCAGAGAGTAGAACCCTCCACAATTAAAGATCTGAAGTATGATGATGTTATCGCAGGGCTTGACTTCGGTTTTGATCACCCAACTGCAATGTCTGTTATCGGTATTCGTGATCCGCATTATTACATCATCGATGAACTTTATAAACGGCACCTCTCCACATCTGACATTATTTCCACTGTCGGGGAGATGCATAAGAAATACAGGTTTTCGGCTATTTACTGTGATGGTGCAAGACCGGAGATTATTCAGGATCTGCAGAATGCCGGGCTCCCTGCTGTATCGGCTCAAAAGGATGTCTTTGAGGGGATTATGTTTGTAAAGGGGCTTATTAACGCAGGCCGGATAATAGTTTCACAGAATTGTCATTATACCTTGAGGGAATTTGATTCTTATATCTGGGATCAGGGGAGCACGGTCAAAGAGGTCCCGATTAAGCTTAATGATGACTGCATGGATTCAATTCGATACGCTTTCTTTACGCATCTCCGCAGCAGTGTTAATGTTCCAAGAATAAGCATGTCAGAAGTCAGCTACAGCAAACCTCACACTGAAAGCACATCAGCTGATGCAATAAATAATCTAAGATTAAGATACAGGCATAAGATATGAGTGATAAAGCAAAAATTCTTGCAACCAGACAGTCTCCAAAAATCAAAGATAAGCTTCCGGTCTGGAATATGATTTATGATGCATATACAGGCGGTAAAGCATTTATCAAATCTGAGAATCTTTTCCAGTACAGAATCGAGGACAATTTACGGTTCCAGAAAAGACTCGATAGAGCTGATTATACAAATCACGCACAGCAGCTCATTGATATGATGGTGGGGTTTGTTTATGCCAACACTCCGAAAAGAGATATCGATGAGAAATACTCTTACATAACTGATTCAATATTCAAAGGGAGAAGCCTCCAGTCTTTGATGAACATGGTTGCGACAAACTGTTTAAAGTCAACTGTCGGGATTCTGATAGATTCCCCTGCAGTAAGTGTTGAAACCGAAGCTGACAGAGTTGAAAACGGCATGAATCCTTATGCTGTTTATTATGCTCCGTCACAGATATGTGACTTCGAAGTTGATGACAGCGGTGAGCTTATATGGATTATCCTGGACAACAGCTATGTTGATAAATCAGACCCGGCTGCAGAACCAACAACAAAGAACATAAGAAGATTATGGACCAGAGACTTCTTTCAGGATATCGAAACATTGAAAGAAGACAATAAAGAGGTCTATATATTAAGCGAAGAGTTCCCTCACGGGCTTGAAAAGATCCCTTTTGCATTTGTTAACTGCCGGGATAACGATTCAGACCTTATCTGTGATTCACCTTTTGAAGATGTTGTAATCAAGTCGAGACTTGTTTTTAATATAGCTTCCTGGGCTTCAGAGGTTTTAGCTTCATCCTCTTTCCAGCTGATATTTTTCCCTTATGAAAATCAGCAGGATCTTGAAGCAATTACAGCTACTTTTAACCCGGCTTCCGGCGGCATTGGTGATCTTCCAGTCGTTCCTTTTAAAGCTTTATCACAGTCTCCCTTTTTCGCAGGGCCCGATATCGATATCGATAAGTTTATCAACATGATCAATCATCTCAGCGAAGAGATCCTTTCAAAGTTTGGAATTAAGAAAGATTCAAAAGGGAGCTGGGAGAGCGGAGTTGCCAAGTCTATTGATTTTGAGAAAACAGAGGCTTTTTTGAAAGCTCTGTCTCTTCAGCTGCAGGAGTGCGAAAGAAAGATTGTCGAGCTTTGCGGCTTGTATGAGGGCAAAGAGATTAAAGCAAAGATTGATTACCACTTTACCTATGAGAAAGCGGACATCGATAAGCAGCTCAACAGGCTTGCTATGGCTTTCACTATCCCTTCACAGAACGTTCAGAAAAAGGCTTATAAAGAGATGGCTAAACTTACATTCCCTGAATCTGAAGGGGATGAAATTGACTTTCTCGTTTCAGATATAAATTCAGGTCAGCCGGACCTTAAATCCGGTAATCAGTCCGAGGACTTTAAAAAGGGAAAACCCGATGAAACTATTTAAACTTTTATTTTTTCAATTCGTATCAATGATATTGAGTAACATGATTATGTTTGTTACTCCCCCGGGTGCAGGAGACCCGCCGCCAGCCGGGGATCCTCCCGCAGGTGATCCTCCTCCAGCAGATGAGTTTGAAACTTATAACGGGTTTAAGGTCCCGAAAGGGGCAGTTGACGCTATAAATAAAAGAGTGGCCACAGAGACTCATGCACTGAAAGAGAAACTTAAAAAGTTTGAGGAAGAGAACAACTCTTTCCGTGTTCAATTCGAAGAGTTTAAACTGTCGCAGATGAGCGAGAAAGAGAAACAGGAGCATGCAGAGCAGCAGAGAAAACAGAAAGAAACTGAGCTGGTAAACAAGGCCAATGATAATGACCGTAAATTCAAGAATTACTTTCTCGATACTGAGCTCTTCAAAGAGATAGGGAACCATGACGTAATCAATTCAAAACAGGTATTAAGCTTAATCAAAGCTGAATATAAAGAGGAATTCGAAGAAGCAGAAGAGGATGTAAACATCTTCTTTAAAAAAGGATCAGCAAAACTCACTGTTCAGGAAGCAGTTAAATCTTTCCTTAGCGATCCGTCAAACTCAAACCTTATAAGATCATCCCTTAAGCCTGGTGCAGGAACAAAGGTTGCAGGGAATCAGCAGAAGAACCTCAGAACTACATTCAAACGCTCAGAGGTTGCGGATGTCAATTCTGACGCCGCGAAAGAGTACAATGAAGCAATGAAAGCCGGGCTAAGTCCGACTTTAACAGATTAAAAATTTATAATAGCGAGGATTTACAATGAGACTAATTACACTTTTACTCTTCGGATTTGTGAATATGATTATGAACTCAATAATCAGATTTGCAAACACCAATACGGATTATTTATACCCTGAGTTCTGGGCTCAGTCATTTCAGAGCCTTAACATCGGGGAGTACAATCTTCAGAATCTCATTTCAAGAGATTTTGACGCACAGGTTGCAAGTTTCGGTACAAAAGTAAATGTTCCCCTGGCGTTTGATTTCGGCGATGCTGACGATTTTACACCGGGCTCTGCAATCGGTGCTACAAGTATCACACAGGAAGAGGCAGAGGTTAATCTTAATCTTTCAAAAAGAAAAACTATCAACCTTACAGCGAAAGAGCTCTCTCTTTCACCTTATGATCTTATCCAGAATTACGGTGTAGGAATGGTGAAAAGCTTACTCCTTACCGTGAACAAAGAGATCTACAAGGAAGCTCTAAAGGCAAAGTATTTTGTCGATGCCTGTGCCGGTATTTCTGAGGATCTTGTGGCTGATGCCGGGACTAAACTTTCAAATCTTGAAGTCGGGACTGTTGGCAGAAAATGCGTTGCAAGTCCGGACGTAATGGGAGCATTGAAAAAAATCGATGCATTCCAGGCGGTTGATAATTCAGGCATGTCTGATATTATGAAGGACGGCCTGATTACACGCAGATTTGGTTTTGATTTCTATGAAAACAACGCGATCAGCAAATATACACCTGCAGATGTTGCCGGGGCTTGCGCTTCAGCGTCACTAGCTGCAGTATCTCTTGTTGTTACAGGTTTTAATGATGATGCGGCACCGGTTAGAGTTGGGGATAAACTTACTGTGGAATCTGATTCAACTGTTTACACAGTACAGTCTACAATTTTAACAACTGGCGACACTACTACAATCGGTATATACCCTCCTCTTGCGGTTGCGATTGCTGCGTCTAAAGTGGTTACAATAACTCCAGTGCAGTCTGCACTCTGTTTTGTACCTTCTGCTATGGCACTTGCTGCAAGAAGTTACGGAGTTCTCCCTGAAGGTGTAGGCGTTAAATCATCAATCAGCAACTACAACGGGCTTCCTGTGAGATTCTCTGTATTTCACGATGGTATTCTGGGGCTTAATGTACAGGCAGATATTCTTTTCGGTACAAAGCTTGTGAACCAGAACAGGATTGTCCGGATTATAGAGGATCTATAATTCAGGCATAATATAATTATAGAATCAGCAGGGCTGAGATAATCCCTGCTGATTTTAAAACACTCAGGATGGTTTATATGAAACTTATCAAAACAGTAAAAGAGGGAGATATAGTAATGGATTTTGCAGATGAATCCTTTGCTGAAAATCTTCTTAGAACAGATAAAAGATACAGGCTTGCGGAAGATCAGGGAGATTCTGATCCTCAGGGAGATGAAGTTCTGGACGTTGATGAAGATGGCGTTCCTCTTCCGGAAATAGAAGCGGAATAAACATCATGATCCGGAACTATAAAACAGTATTTCAAAAGTTTGGAGTAACTCCGCAGGATGAAGCGAGATACTCTGAAATTATCAGCAGGGCTAAAACTTTTGATGAGATTGAACAGGTGATAAATCTGTTTATGACCGATTACGTTAAAAGAATGAATGCCGGGTTGACTAACCTTATTGCTGATACTTTGAATATTGCTCTTAGTTCTGAACTTGTAAACAAGGAACTGCTGGACGTTGAGAATACTTTTATTTTTTCAAGCAACGCTTACGAGAATACTTTAAAAGCTAATTATGCTATCATTGCGGATCTGGTTTCCAGTGGAGCAGCTGACATCATCGGGAGTAATCCGAAAGTGCAGAAGATGATAACAGAAAAGCTTATTACCGAGTTTAACGCCCGGATACAGGGAGCGATGGCAAACACCAGAGCTGATGTTCTGAATTATACCCGTAAGCTTCAAAGGGAGATGATTATCAGAAACAGACAGCTTATGCTGATGAATAAAATCGGAGGCATGGAGGGAGCTATAGCACAGGAAAAACTTCTCTTCGAACAGAACATGCTTAAAAAGTTTCCTCAGCTTGAAAAGATGCTTAAAGACGGGAGAGTATTCAAGTCCCGGACTTTTCTTAATTCAGCAGGGAACGAAACCTTCCGGACTTACACACTGGATGATTATACAGAGATGTCTGTCTCTGAAACTCTTAAAAATGTGGACCGTGATTCTGTTGAGTTTACAGCAAAATACTTAAATGAACCGGTTGTTGAATTCTATCTCCGTGATCACCGGCATGTTGAAGAGAATAATCCTTCATGTGAACATATTATGCAGTCAACCCTCTGGGGTAAACCTCTCCTGGCTACTTCTCAGAATGTGGCTAATATTTTGCAGATATGGTCTATCGACCGGGCAAAGGCTGAACACTCACTTGAGATCAGCAGACATTGCAGACACTCTATCAAGAGGGCCAGCGATGAAGTGATAAACAAAGTCAACAAGCTTGTAAATATCGCCGGGTTAACTGACCAGGTGTATCCGGTGGAGGTGTAAGTCATGTTTTTAAACGAAGCTAACGCGCTTGCTCAAATCCTCAAACTGCTCGATGACCCGACAGTCTATAAGTATGAAGATACTTACAAAGATGAAACTGTAACAACGGGAGAACCGCCCGATGAAGTTACCGAGATTGTTCAGGTTATAGATAAAGCAGCATCTGAGTTTATGCAGGATGATCTAATAATAATTTCAGAAGAGGTATATCTTGCGGAGATGCTGAAAATAATCCCTGCTGCAGAGTATGACCTGATAAAAGCAAAGGATTTTGCTTTATACACCGCTAATCAGAAACGGCTTTTTTATGCTGAATGTTATTTCGTAGCAAGCAAGTTTCTTATAGCGTGGTCACTCCGCAACGAGACAGAAATGTATAAGTCAACTCTGGACTTCTCTTCCAGAACTATTGGAGTGGAGAAATCGGGGAAGCTGTACACTGCCGAAGAGTACTCAAGAACTGCCCTGGCTAATATAGCAGAGTACGAAAGAGAATACTTTTCTTCAGATATGGATACTTATTACGGGAGAACAAAGCGCTCCTCTATAAGTATAGCGAGATACTAAATGTATCTGTCATTCAACCCCACATCAGGATTAAAGTCTCTTGCTGCAGCGCAGGATTATATCAATGATCTTAGTTCACGAGCATCGGACATGAGGCCGTTTTTAAGAAGTCTTGAACCCGATCTGGTGAAAGAGATTCAGCACGAGTTTGATTCTTCTAATCCTAATAAATGGAGAAGGATCTCTGATTCATGGAGGGAGTTTAAAGTCTCCAAAGGGAAACCGGAAAACATCGGTATTTACACAGGGGATCTTATGCATGCTGCATCTGAAGGGGCTTATAAGATATTTTTACCGACCGGACTAATCTGGAAGATTGCTCCTGTTGAATCAATAGATTTTACAAGGACAAGAAAGATCGGTATTACATCACAGGAATGGCTGAGAGGACTCGGTCGTCAGATTGTCAATGTTATTGTAGGGAGAGCTAAGAATGGATGAGATACTGGAAGGCGTTGCGGCGTTTATTACTGCAGGAGACAAGGCCGGATTGAAGAAATTCAAACTGGTTACATATTCTGAATATGTCGATGATCTTATCTCCGGAAACAGGATGCCCGTGGTTGATGTTCTGGGGTTCAAAGAACGTAAGTCTCCGCTGAGCGGCTTCAGTTTTGATAAAGCATACCGCCAGTCTTTTGATATATCAATTATTATCATTCAGGATTCCAAACTATTAAGAGATATTCTGCACGGTGCTAATTCCGTATGGGGTCTCTCAAGATATTTATGGAGTCTAATCGAAGCGGACCGTACATTCGGCGGCATTGTCCGGGAGATAGAACAGAAGCCGATAGAGTCAAAGCTTATGACAATTAAAAAAGACAACAGCACAAAACTGGGTCTTGAAACTGAGCTGACGTTGTTCAAGGACGTATTTAAGTAAAATTATAAGGAGTAAAAAAGATGAAACTATTTAAGCTTTTATTCACGGCGTTTTTCATGATGATTTTGAATTCTATCATTATGAAAATGTCAAATGAATACAATATTGCACCGGCGAACTTCGCTAAAAACGATGACTATTTGTTTCTTGATGATCCGGAGATATGGGTAAAGGTCCTTGATGATGTTGCCTGGACCGTGTTCAAGCCTCTGGGATATGCCGAGATTGAGAAGTCATTCAACCAGGAGAAAGAATACGCAGAGTTCAGAACAGGGATCCCGGAGACGCTGATTGCCAAGAAAGTCGTCAGTGTTAAAAGATTCTTTGAGTGCAAAATCAAGCAGCTGCAGCCTGAAACTCTTGCTCTCCTGCAGGAAGGAGTTATAGAAACCGGAAGTGGAGAGAACTATGTGCACATCGGTTCTGAATCTCCTACACAGATTCAGCTTGCTATCATAGTAAAAGGGAAAACCGCGAACGGGAAAGACCTGGAGCTGCGTATAAGAAAATCCATTCCTACAACAGAATCTGTAAAGATTGCTCTTGGTTCAAAAGAGTATGCTTCAATGGATTTTAAAGCAGAGGTTGTTGTTGATTCCGATCCGCTTGGAAACAACTTTGACTGGAGATGCTACGGGGAGAAAAGCACAACCGCATCGACAACATCGAGTAATGCTACTATAACCGTAGCATCCGCAACCGGTCTTGTACAGGACATGCTTGCTTATGGTGCTGGTATACCTGCCGGTGCAACTATTCTTTCAATCTTATCTAATGCTGTTACACTATCTGCAGCTGCTACTGCAACAGGTACTCTTGTTCCTGTCAAGTTTGTAGATCCTGATGATTCTGTGAAGAGTGATGTTGCCTACTGGATTTGTGAAGTATAATTTTCGGGGGAGCATGTCTCCCCCGGCATTTAAGGAGTAGTTTGTGAGAGAAGAGGGTTCTATAAAATTCATTAAAATCGGCGGCGTGGAATGCTCTGTCCGGGTAAAGTATAAGCATGTTTTCGGATTCTATAAAGCATTCAACAAAGAGCTGGCGAAGTTCACAAAGAAGGATGTCGCTCTTAAGAAGATGGTTATTCCAAATGAGTTCTTTTTTGCAGTGGTATGGAAATGCCTGGATAAATCGGGAATATGGCCGGTAAGGAAGCCGTTCAGATCAAAACAGCATATGGCGGGATCTATTCTCTATGATGAACTGCAGGATATAATCCAGTTTGTGAGCCGGTTTGTACTGGATATTAACGGGAATGTTCCCGCGGAAGAAAGTAAAAAAAAACAGGAGAATCTGATTCAATAACAACAGTCGAGTACTACATTATGCTGCAGGAATCTGTTAACTTTCAGGTTCTTAAGCTTAAGCAGATCGGCTATACGATGAAAGAGATCCGCAATCTTGATATCACAAGGGCCCTGAGGCAGATAGAATCAGCAAGATTTGACCAGATGTTATGGCAGAGCGAACTTCTCCAGGCAAACGGAATGAGCGTTTTCGGAGAAGGAAAGAAGGGAATCCAGAGATACAAAGATTTTTTTGATTCAATAGAAGTACGGGATAAAGCTCAAAAACAGAAGGGTGTTAAACCTGTAAAGATAGATCCGGTCAACAGGTTTATGGAGGGATAGATGTCTGATCAGCAGAAGGTAATGTTTGAAATAGTTCTGGATAACGGGGAGTTTAAAGTACGCGCGAAAGAGTCAGCTGATGCCCTGGGAAAGATCGGGGATAAAGCCCAAAAATCAGAAGGTGCTTTTTCAAAACTTAAGTCATCATGGGTAGCAACAGCTGCTGTTGCAGCTTCTGTAATATATGCATTTACCAAAGTTGGCCAGGCGATGGGAGAATGTGTTGAATATGCCTCTAAACTTCAAGAGACACAGAATAAATTCAACGTAGTTTTTAAAAATTCTAAAGAGCAGGCGAAATCTTTTGCAAAAACACTTGTTGATTCTTATGGATTAGCTAATGAAGAGGCTATGGCTTTTCTTGCGGGAACTGGCGATATCCTCACTGGATTAGGTATGCAGTCAGATAAAGCTCTGGAGCTATCAAACACAGTTGCTCAGTTGGGTATAGATCTGGCATCATTTTCAAATGTAGAGGGCGGAAACGAGAGAGCTATTGCAGCACTGACAAGTTCTTTAACCGGAGAACGGGAAGCCCTAAAAGCCTATGGTATAGTTGTATCTGAAGAGATGATTAAGGCAGAACTTGTTGCACAAAACAAGAGCAAATTAACCGGTCTGTCTTTACAGCAGGCAAAAGCAGAGGCAACTCTTGCGATTGCGTTATCTCAATCGGGCAATGCAATAGGAGATATGGCGAGAAGTTTTAATTCATATGCAAATATACAAAGACGGGTTGATTCCGCTATTGTAAATCAAAAAGCTGCACTTGGAGAAGGTCTGATTCCGGCACTTTCTGGTTTAGGTTTAGTATTCCTCGAAGCGTCTAAAGATGGGGGTGTATTCTGGGGAGCATTAAAAGGTATAACAAAAGCTGTTGAGAAGTTGATAAACGGTTTAGCAGTATTATTAAATCTGATGGAATATGCTTCACAAAAAGGTAAAAAAGCCGGTGCGGAAAGTTTTATCAAAACAGGGAAAGAAGGTTTTGCTAAAAAGTTAAAAGAAATTGATAACTATTATGGAGAACAGGCAAAAGTATTTGGCGTATCCTCATATAAATTTATGATGGAGAAAGCAAAAGCAGGTGATGAAACAGCAAAAAGATATATCAATGAATTAGCACAGATTAAAAAAGATGTAGAACAGGCCGAAAAAGATGCTTTTGGTTTCGACAGTAAAGCCAATAAAATAAGTGAAAATTGGACAGGGACGAAAGATCTTGATTCTTCATCTCCGGATAATAAAACACCAAAACCCGTAGTTACTCCAGTAGTACCTCCTGGAGAAGGTAAAGATAAAGAAAAAATACCCACACCAGAAGAACAATATTATACAGGTGTAGGAATTACATCAGGTTTGAATAATCAATTATCAGAGCTATATGCAATGAATACGGCTAATCATAATGCCGAGATTGACAATAGAACTCAAAAGCAGCTGGAAGCAATCAATACAGCGTATGAAGCGGAAAAAGCTGCAATTGAAAACTCACTCATCAGTGAAGAACAAAAGACTGCTAAGTTAAAAGCACTTGATGAGAAAAGAGCAAGGGATGAAAAAGCGGTCCAGGAAAAAGCGGATAAAGAAAAAAGAAAATTAGCAAGAGATTCCGCAATAATGCAGAAGAAATTGGCTATTGCTGATGTTTTAATAAATACACCAGCAGCTGCTCTACAAACTTTTAGAGCGATAGCAATGCCTCACCAGCCGTGGACAGTTCCACTTGCATATATTGCAGCAGGAGCAACAGCTGCTTTCGGTGCGGCTAAACTTAAATTGATAAATGAAACTCCACTTCCATCTTATGCAGTCGGTACCTGGGCAGTACCCTCCGACATGACAGCGCAGATCCACAAAGATGAAATGATAATACCTAAAACATTCTCTGATTCAGTCCGTAAAGGCGAAGCTTCTATCGGATCAGGTGGCGGCGGTATAACAATAATTGTACAAGGATCTATAATCGACAAAGACGGATTCGCACAATCTGTAAATGAAGCCTTGATGGATGTCCAGCGTCGCACCGGCGTGAGTATATATTCCAGAAAATCCGTGTATTAAGAGGAAACGATGAACTTCCACAAAGACGACAAAATAAAATTCGATTATAACCCGGTACTGGATGCACAGATCGAATACCTCAACGCAGTAGGTGCAACAGATTCAATGACACTGCGGACACTTGATTTTACACCAGCTGATGCCAATACAATATTTGTGGCCAAAACAGGGAATGACAGCACAGGAACTGGTACTCAAGCAAGCCCGGTCCTCACAATTAAGAAAGCTGAAAGCCTTATTACTGCTACAAAGATCAATATAGTGATCATGGATGACGGAGTTTACGAAGAGGAATCCCTGGCGTTTGACACAAACTGCGTGAACATTGCTGCAGCGTTAGGGAAGAAACCAACGGTAAAACCAAAATTTGTTCTTGGCAGCAACTATTTAATTGAAACAGTCAAAGATACAACAGCATTAACTGCAACAGCTGGTAAATATTTAAGAAAGATTAAAACCATATCTTTAAGTAACGGAAATTTCCTATTATATTATAACAATGGTGAATCAACTGCAATTGCTTCTAAATCATGGTTTATAATTATTGATAAAGATGGAAATGTTGTTAATAGTGAAACTGCAGTAGGAACATCAAATGTTGGAGAAATACAAGGATGTCCGTTAGAGGGTTATTTTGTTTTAACTTGGCGTGATATGGGAAGCAATGTCTTATGTATAAATGTTTATAATAATTCAGGTGTTCTTTCATATTCAGAATCTTCAATAGGGTGTGATACTAACTGTTCAGGTGTTGGTAAATTTGCATTATATGATGATGTAAATCAAGTTCCATTAAATTCAGTTAGATTTGCTGTTCTTTATTATACATCGAGTAATACATATTATGTTGTAAAAGATGTAGACGGAACGACACGTATAAATCCGACAATACTGACTTCATATAATAATGGTGGTGGCTACAGTTCAGTTGTTCCAAGAACTAAAGGTGGGTTTTTATGGTCTTTTGACAATAGCATCTGCGTTTGGGGTGTTATAAATCAATCGGGGACTGTTTTAAATTATGCGACATTTGGATCAGGCGCAAAGAGTTGTTTGATAGTAGAGAATAAACTGGATACAGATTTAGCAACTATAGTATATACGACAAGCGGAAATGTTTTATATATTGTGGAATATAGTTTAACAACTTTTACTGTAACCAAAACTGCAACATTATTACTTTCTTCAATAGCTTATGCTGAATCATTTGATGCATTTGATACAGGTAAATTTGTAATTGGCACACAATACAGCACTACATTAGACATGTTGATTCTTGACTCTGATTGGTCTGTTTTATTACATGAAACTTATACAACAGCAACTGCAATTTCAGCTATGTATAATTATTATTGTGACAGATTAGCTATAGCCTGGATTAACTATGCCGATCCTTATATGCCAAGATTTAAAATTAAAGGCGGATTCATTACTGACTGGTGGACTTTCTCCAGCAGCATTACATTCAACGGCTTAATATTCGATAATAATGAAGATCGTATTCGAAGATATTTATATGATTCAAGCGGGACTTTTAAATTTAAATGGTGTAATTTTTTAAATATTGCAAGAACAAACTATAATGATTCTGGCAGATACCCTCTTTACATTGCCGAATTGACAGTTACTGCAGCAGAAATATTAAACTGCCAGGTGTTTAATAACAACGCAGGCTTCAAAATCACATCAAATTCTGTGTTAGTCCAAACAAATCAGTTCTACAAGCAGCTGCTCAATTCTGCAATTTATGTCATCGGGGCAGGATCCGGGATAATCGTAAATCATAACGATTTTCTTTATAATTATATTGGCGTTGAACTCGAAGATAATAACGGATCCGAGGTGCTTAAAAACAATATATATCACACCAGTCTTCTGTATTCAATAAAAGCAGAGACTGCGGTGACATACATAAACTCCGTGGAGAACGGGGTGTCTTTTAACGCAACTGCGGGGGCTCAGGTGATCCGCTCGAATCCGCATTACATTAATGACGGATATGTTTCCCTTGCCGTTATGGACCTTGTGCTAAAAAGCCGTGAACTTGGCTACAGGTTTGAATCTCCAGCTATAGGAATCGGGGATGACCTTAAAAATGCCGGATCTTTAGAATATGAAGTGGCCGGCGGCTCTCAGACCTGGGATACAATCACTGTAATAAAGCCCTCAATTAAAAGAGGTTATAACCCGGTAGGTGCTATTGAAACACCGTATAAAAACGGAAGTGTAGAAACATACCGAGACAGCTATACCGAGGTTTTAAAACTCGAATGGGATAGCCTCGAGGAAGATGATTTTCTTGAACTGATGAATTTATATTTCTGCGGAAATAACCTCGCGAGGGTCTATCTTGATCCGGAAAGAGAGCCAGGCACTTACGGCACATATGTGCTGATATATGACAAAGTAAACGCATCCGCGAAAAACTGGCAGTTTGATGATATTGGAAAGAATGACTTTGACCTGACATTCAAGCGTGCCTACAACGAGGGTATATGATATACCTTGTCAAAATAGATGGAGTAAGTCTCCCGCCAGAGCATGTAATGAGCGTTTCCACATCGGAAATATCTCTTAATTTTGCCGGAGATAAACTCATCTCTTCAAAAACGACTATTGAGCTGTCAAATCACGGATACAGCTACGATGACAGGCAGGGAACCGGCGGGCTCTTTACGGCAATCACCTGGTATAATGCAATAGTAACAGTATATAATAACGAAACCTCCGAACTTATCTGGGAAGGTCGGCTCAAAAAGATAGAAACCGATGATGGAAAGCTCACTGTTAAGCTCACGGTTAATGACTACATTCAGGACCTTGTAGATACTGTATGCGTAATAACTGAACTCAATACAACTGTTGCCGAGGTGATCTGGAAGATCCTCACTGATGCAGCATATCTTGCAATACCTGAATCACGGCTGATTAAAAGCGGATTTGAAATAGGCATCTCTCAGCAGCAGAACACAAAGATCAATATCACATATACCGCGCAGGACAATCAGAAATGTATAGCGGTCCTTGAAGAGCTCTGCAGGCTGTCTAATTCACACCTATTCCAGCGTGATAACAAGATAGGATACTGGGTCTGGTCACAGTACACAGGGATTCTCGGAACTCCGATATATGACAGCGATGTTATGCCGGGCTCTTATAGTCAATTGACGGATGATGCAAAGATCTGCAACGAGTATTCTATTGCCTGGAATAACACCGGTACTGCAGCATATGCTGCAGGAAGCGATGCGGTAAGCAAGACAAAATACGGTCCCGGAAAGCTTTTTGCTGTGCCAGGCGATAAAGTAGAGAGCACAAGTTCAGCCGCCTTCAAGATAATATTTGTAACCTCAGCAGGTGCGGCCGAGATCGGCGGGGATATAATATCCCGCTACAAAGATATCAAGAAAACCTGCTCTTTCCAGACCGGGTATCACCTGAATTATATCTCCCTGGGAGACATCCTCGATCTAAGATTCTCACCCTTTACCCGGGAGCCTGTCCGCGTAATATCGTTCAAACCCTCAAGAGATAAACGTCAGATTGAGTTTACCTGCGAGTATGTAAACTCTCCTCAGGTAGTCGCGCTCGATCTTACCGCTCCGGATCCCGTGGAGATGTTTGAAGCTCTCTATTTCGAAGGATCTATACTGCTCAGGTGGTCTCACTGCTTTAAACCGGACCTGACACAGTATAAACTGTATTTTTCCACTTCAATCGGCTACTGGGGAGATGAATTCAATGCCGGCAGATTCTCACCAATATCAATACCAGTCAGCAGTCTAACCTTCATCGATGGAGATTGCTTTTATATATTCACGCCGGTAGATGCGGATAAAACGTATTATTTCAGAGTGAGTGCAACAGGCAGTTCCTATAACGAGGGAGAGAAATCTAATACGGTATCTGCTACAGTACCTGCAGCAGCACTTGAATTATACGAAAACCGTTATAATCTCGCCGGCAATCCGTACCAGGGATTTACACTTGATATGGCTAATCCCGGAGCAGGCACAGGGCTTTCTGAGTGGGCAGAGTACGATACTGCAGAATTTGACACTGACGTGTTTGCTCCAACGGCAGTATACGAGTCCGCCGTGATCCGTAAGAGCACGCTGTTTAGTCTCCTGGTGTTCAGAAGTGTAGGAGATCCGGGCGATGTTATGCTTCAATACAGGTCTTATTCCGGTGGAGTTTTTGGAGCGTGGAGCACACTGTTTGATGCTTACGCGGGGAGTTCGCTGGATCTGCAGGGTAATGAATATGTCCAGTACCGGGTAATATTTAAATCTCCGAGCTGGACTGATACAGATAAATTTATAATAAAAGAGGTAAGCTGATGGCATGGAGTGATATAACGTCGTGGGTAGCCGCTAAGACGGCAGGACTCAAAGTTTTAGCTGCGGATTTCAATCTGCTGAATGATAACGCGAAGAAGGTTTATGATAACACGGTGTATTTGAAAGATCAGGTTGTATTGCTTTCCGGTTTGGGCGGGTTTGCCTTTGCGGGGTTACTGGCAAGAATTGTTAAATCAAGCAGTAATGTAGTCGTACCTGCTTTTAGCATACAGTTAACAAACATGACAGTAATACTTGAATCAGATGCAACGCTGACTACATCAGATCTCGACACAGGCTCTTCTTTTACGTTTGGGTCTGATCATTATATCTGGGCAGGCGAGCCTTCATCGGGCACTGTGCCGGTGCTAAAAATATCTCTATCAGCATCATCCCCGACAGGAATGACTAATCCTAAAATTATAGGCGGTTTTCACTACGGCAAGATCCGGAACTCGTTTACAGCAAGCGATGTGGCAAACGGCATACTTCCGAATTCAACGTGGGATTTAAGCCACATGCCAAAGTGCTATCTGCTCGGATTATCCGATCCGGCAACATATCAGCTGGGTGGTATGGTTGAGGTTATTCCGGGGAAAACATGGGTTGATATATACCTTGCAAGCGAAGGCGGCGGAACTGTTCCAAATAAGAGAGTATACAGCAAGATCAATGTAGTGCCTTTAACCGGAACAGAAAACCTTGTATGGTATGATTTTGTGGCAAGGGGAAGAGCGGTAGGGAAGAGGATGCTGTTTTATCATGAATGGCTATCAGCTGCTCTCGGGAGTCCGCAGGGGCTTGATGCCTCAAACCTTAACGGATGGACTAAAACTACCAATACCGCGCGGATTAAAACAGCGGCAACATTGGCGGCGGATTCAGATACTAACTATATACTCGGATACAATACAAGTCTATTAAACGTAAGGGACTGCGTGGGGAATGTATGGGAATGGCTGGCAGATTTAAGCAATAGATCTGATACGACAGCATGGAACTGGCAAGCCGTCCTGGACGCCGGCGAATTAGCCGCAAGCAGTGACTTTGGACAGGCATATTTACCAAACAGCGCAGGCTTAGTCGCTTATTTAGCAGGCGGCTCCTGGACGAGTGGCGTGTTCGCGGGGGCCCGCGCGGTGCATGTGAGCGGCTGTCCGTGGGGCGTGCATACGTACATCGGTTGCCGTTTCGCCTGTGATTCTCTGTAATCTGGCTTTTCTGGTT